ATTAACAGTAAGATTAGTAGTAGTACCAAGTTTAATAGCATAAGGAACAAATCTTCGAGTTAATTCACGCAAATTGTGAATAGACTCACCCATACACAATGTGCGTGAAGCACCAAAAGCATTCGAGCTATCAAACATTTTAGAAAATTCAGAACCATCCAATTGTGTCATATGATCTGAAGCAGGTGTAATATTTTGAAACGCTTGAGCTTCAGGAAGATCATTTACAACTTCTTCAGGTTCTTCATTAAGCAAATAGTCAGCTAAAATTTCATCAGGAAGAGGTGGGGGTGAAGTATCACGTTTAGAACGTGACAACAAAAGACTTGGAACTTCTCCGAGCCTACAAGGAACAAAGGATGACATAATAGGAACAGAAAATTCAATATCTCCAGAACTAACCCAAGTAATAATATCAACAGTATTAGAAGCAGCACCAGCTACTCTCAAATTATTCAAAACCTCAATGTTAATAACACCAGTACAAAACTGCAAATTATTACTACCAACTAAAGAATTTACAGAAGTAGTAGGACCAAAAGGATTAGCTGAAGTATGTGAAAAAAGATCACAACTTAGCCAAGGTTTAGGGGAAACAAAAGGGATTTCAATATCAATTTCAGAAGATATGGATAAATCAAGAATCCAAGAATATGCGTTATCCGGATCATAAATATTACTAGATACGAGTGCACCTGGGTGATACGAAATTCGTAATCTACCGGTATGAAATCCGGTTTTTGCAACTGAGATTCTATATCGCATTGTTCCATGCCAGTATCTGAACATTGATGTAACAAATGCCAGTAAACTAGGTTGAAACAAAATACCTGAAACGTTGCAAATACCGGGACTAACAAAAATAGAATAGATTTTTCCTGTAGTAGTAGTAGTCCAAGGGTCACTCCTAAGGTAACAGGACTTCTTACAGACATAACCGATATCCATTTCATCAATAGAAGTACTAAAAACACCTGGACTAACACCAATTGAATTATCAGGAACAGCAGCGAGGGCAACGGAAGCATCTTGACCA